CTGGGCTGTTACAGCAAAACCAGAAGCAGTTCTATAACCACCAGCACCACCACCACCCGCAAAAGCTGCTCCTCCTCCTCCACCACCACCTGCAACAACCAAATATTCAACAGTCCCAATACTACCAAGAGTTGTTACTGTAAAATCAGTACCAGTATCAGCAAGAAGAAATTCATGTACTTTATAATCACCGTCTGTGGTTATGGTTCCACCTGTGGCTGTCATGTAGGACACAGCGCCTTTAAGACGAGCCAACACCGCTTTATGGGCTAATTGAATAGTCATGTTAAACCTCCGGCGTCCAACCATTAGTTGTAATAAGCCAATCATCTGCTGTGTAGTATTGAAAGACCGCTATATCTCCGGCGGTTGACAAGTTCGTTAGGTTCTTACCTTCAGCGTTTGTTGTGCCATCCATTAAGTATCCGTCAGCAGCGTTTGTATCAACGATAACTTCTATTGCTCCGAGTGTTATAATGGTGAAGTTCATTCCTGCTACCATTAGCGGGAGTTGACAAGTGCCGGTTACGTTACAAACAAACGTACCACCGTAAAGATTAGCTCCGGTAAAGTTCGCTGCGAAATTTGCTGCTGAGTCTGTAACCGGAGTAAGACTTGGTAAAGCTCCCGCACTTGTAAGTCCTGTTAATGATGTAATGTCACTATTAGCACCATCTGAAGCAGCATTGGCAACTTTGGCCAAGGGTATACCATCGTTGTCAAGACCTGTCATTGAGGTGATGCTAGAGTTAACTGGACTTATACTTGCCACTGCAGCGTCTGCTAATACTACATCTGCGTTAGTTGTTACTACATCTGCGTTAGTTAGTACTACATCTGCTGCTGTATCTATAGCGTCTTGTGCTGTAGTTGCTGCGTCTGCGGCAGTATCTATGGCGTCTTGTGTCGTTGTCACTACATCTGCATTTGTTGATACTACATCTGCGTTAGTCAGTACAACATCAGCATTTGTTAGAACTAAATCTGCTGCTGTCGCGATTTCATCAAGTGCTGTTGCAGCAGCGTCTGCTGTAGTTGTTACTACGTCTGCATTCGTTAGTACAACATCAGCGTTAGTTGATACTACATCAGCATTTGTTGACACCACGTCTGCAGCTGTTGCAGTTGCATCTGCGTCAGTTAGTATCTCATCTGCTGCAGCCGCAGCTGCAGACACAGCAGCAGCAGCAGCAGATGCAGCAGCAGCAGTAGTATATGAAGATACGCTACTCATGAGTATAAACTGAGTATTGGCTAAATCATAGCTCAACATAGCTAAACCAGCTGCAGGTAAGTCACCAGCAGCTAAAGCTGTACCGTCTGGTTGAACAATTGACTTAACACCAATAGAATCTATATTTATAGTACTAGCACCAGTATTTGCGTCTGTAACACGCATCAAGACGGGCAAACCATCTGTGTATGAAGTAATTGTATTTGTCATTGCCAGAGTATACGCATCAGCTGCACCGCCAGTATCTACGATTCCATAGTTCTCAAACTTAGCAGCAAGGCCAAACAATTCTGTCATATCGGCTTGTAATCTTGTTATGAGAATCGTTCCCATAGTGTCTGATGTTGCATAAGTATCTTGTGACACACTCATATTAAATCTCCAATTGATAGAATTTAAACATCATTCCGTTTATAAATACTGGCTTTCCAGCTATGTGTATACTTGAAACTTTGACTTGAAATGAATAGCAATTTATGTTAAGATCAAAGTACAATAATGAGCCAACTGGAGTCAACGTTACGTTTTCTAAGTCGGCCAGAGGTATATTTTCTATATCAGCTAGTGTAATTGCGTCCGAGATTGCTAAAGCTAAAGACTTAGTTAACTCAGAAGTGCCTCTCTGGCCGTTCTTGTAGAAGTCAAATACAATATTTGAGCCATTGATACTTGAGGCCATAATCTGACCTTGTACTAAGTCTCGTGTTCCAAATGGCATTTCTACGTAAGCTGTTTTATAAGACGGTGCTATTTGTGTAGTGCCTAAGTCTTTGTACTGTGT